TTTTTGAAGCAGCACTTACATCTAAAGTTAACGCTGAGACAGCAAAATTAGAAGAGCAATATTCATCTGATTTAGCTGGTGAAGTTGAAGCTATTAAAGAAGATTTGGTTGACAAAGTTGACGGTTACTTAACATATGTAGTCGAAAACTGGATGAAAGATAACGAGGTTGCAATTGAGCATTCTCTTAAATCTGAAATCACTGAATCATTCATTAGTTCACTAGGTACACTATTTAAAGAGCATCACATCAATGTTCCTGACGATGCGGGAGATATTTTAGATTCCCTATCTGAAGAAGCTAAAGATGCTAAAGCTCAATTAAATGATGCTACTGAAAAGGCTATGGAATTATCTGAGAAAGTTAAAGATTTCGAAAGAAAAGACATAATCCGTGAAGCATGTGAAGGTTTAACTGCAACTGAAGCAGCAAAGGTAACTGAATTAGCAGAGGCTATTGAAGCTGATGATAATGAAGCTTTTGCAACTAAAGTAGCTACAATTAAGGAATCTTACCTTAATAAAGATGCCGCGGTAGAGACATCAGAAGTTGATGCCATTACTGAGGATACACCCGAACCCCAAGAAGTAACTGCTCAAATGCAAGCCTACTTGGACGCGATGTCGCGAACTTAATTAACCCATTTATAGGAGAATATAAAAATGGAAATTAATCAAACACAATTACAGGAAAAATGGGCACCTGTACTTGATTCACAAGATGCTAGCAAAATTACTGATTCACACAGACGTAATGTAACTGCAGTAGTTCTTGAGAATATGGAAAAACAACAAATCCAAGAAAGAGCTCAAATGAACGAAGTCGCGGCTAATAAGACTGGCGGTGGAGTTGATAATTGGGACCCTGTCCTAATTAGCTTGGTAAGACGTGCAACACCTGCGCTTCTAGCATTCGATTTAGTTGGCGTTCAGCCAATGACTGGTCCTACTGGTCTAATCTTTGCTATGAAGAGCCGTTACACAACACAAGGCGGTACTGAAGCATTACATGACGAAGCTAACACAGAATTTTCTGGTGGTGGCTCAGGTTCAGTAGGCAAAAGTGACGATCCATTTGCTGGAGACTCTGGCGGTGGCGAATCAGATACTGTTGATGACTATACTCCAGGTGAGGGTCTATCTACGGGTGCTGCTGAAGCGTTAGGTAACACTGGTAATGCATTTGCCGAAATGGCTTTCTCAATTGATAAGACTTCCGTGACTGCAAAGTCTCGTGCTCTTAAAGCTCAATACACAATTGAATTAGCTCAAGACCTTAAAGCGGTACATGGTTTATCTGCGGAAACTGAACTTGCGAATATCCTTTCAACTGAAATTCTAGCTGAAATGAATCGTGAAATCATCCGTAACATTAACCTTAAGTCTGTAACATCTACACTTGCTTCTGGTGAGTTCGATGCTACTGATGCTGCTGATACAGGTGGTGCAAGATGGTTAGTTGAAAGAATCAAAGGTATGGTATTTGCTATGGAAAAAGAAGCAAACACTATTGCTACTTCAACTCGTCGTGGTAAAGGTAACTGGGCGCTTGTTTCACATGGCGTTGCAGCTGCATTAAATGCTGCTGGTATGATGGACACAACTTTGGGTCTATCTGGTCCTAGCAACTTTGATTCAGATGCTACTGGTTCATTAATGGCTGGTACTATGACTGGCGGTATGAAAGTTTATATCGATCCATATGCAGCAGTAGATTATTACACTATCGGTTATAAGGGTTCTAATCCTTATGATGCTGGTATGTTCTATTGCCCATACGTTCCATTAAGCATGATGAAGACTATTGGCGAAAATGACTTCCAACCAAAAATTGGATTCAAAACTCGTTACGGTCTTGCTGACAATCCATTTGTCACAGCTGGTGCTGGAGCAAACGTATACTACAGAAAACGTAAGGTCGTTAACCTATAATTTTCTAAATATACATCTAAACGGGGCGAAAGCCCCGTTTTTTTTCGTATAAATAAATACATGCCAAACTTTTTAAATCCATCATCGTTCGTTTTAACATTAGATACCCAAGCGTATTCTGGTGCAGAGTGGACTATTCAAACAATGATGCTTCCAGATGTATCTGTTGATGGTGCACCATTAACTTATAAAGATATTGATGTAAGTAGAGCTGGAGATAAAATGAAATTTGGTACATTTGAAATATCATATCTTATTGATGAAGACCTATTAAATTATAAAGAAATTTTTGATTGGTTAAAATCACTTGTAGAAACAAAACATGTAACGACAACAACTTCAGACCATTATAGAGATATGACACTTACTGTCATGAACTCAGCTAATAACGTCACAAAACAAATCAAATTTGTAGATGCTCACCCAATAAGTCTTTCATCTCTTCCATTTGATATCACAACAACCGATGTAGAGTATCTTACTGCAATTGCATCATTCCAATATTCTTACTATAAATTCCTCTAAGCTGTTTACATTCCCCTTAAACTATGATATAATATCAGTATATGATTATAAAAAATAAGTGGCGTGGCGTCAGAAAAAAAACCAGTATCGGTAGACGATGGATTAAAACTTCATCTATGAATAAGAATAAGAAAAAATCATTTAAAAAGTATAGGGGTCAAGGTTGAATATTGAAGAAGTATTAAAAATGTGGAAAGAAGATTCCATAATAGATGATTTAAAATTAGATGACACCACTGTAAAAATGGCACGTATACATAGTAAGTATCTTGAATTGCTGACAATTACTAAGATGCGTAGAAAGAAAAAAGATTTAGAATATAAAACATTATTGAAAGATAAATGGTTATATTATAATGGTAAGCTAAGTCAAGGTGAAATGGATATGAAAGGTTGGGAATATGACCCGTTTGGTGGATTAAATAAACCATTAAAGGGAGACATGAATCACTACTATGATTCAGATACTGATATTCAAAAAGCTCAATCATTATTAGAATATGATAAAGTTCTTATCGAAACACTGGAGGAAATTATGAATACTATAAGATGGCGACACCAAAATATTGGTAACATAATTAAATGGCGGAGTTTCGAGGCCGGTGTTTAGCAGAAAAACATTAGAGCTCTTACTTACGAATTACATTAATATAAACAATGGATTAAGAACGCCTTGTGCTGAAAAGTCTAAGTTCGAAAAGCTTATAAAAGAGACTGAAGCATTACTCAAATCAAAACCTTTAGATGTAATCTACCCAGATGGAATGACTGCATTAGAATATGCACATAAACTAGCTAAGGAAGCAAATGATCGCATGCATATGTCGTAATATAAGTGAGAATAAATATAAAGATAAGCAGTCTTTATATAAAAGATTAATACAAAATGATAAACAATGTTGCAAGTGTTTAAATAGATATGGAATTGATAACTGTAAAGGTAAAAGACAACGCATTCATATACGTTGATTGCGAAGATAAAGGTATCATACAAGAACTAGCAGAATATTTTACATTCTATGTTCCTGGCTATAAGTTCATGCCTCAATTTAAAAATAAATTATGGGACGGAAAAATTCGCCTCTTTAATTTACGTGACCAATCTTTATATGCTGGATTATTTAAATATATAAAATTATTTTGTAGGGAAAGAGATATAGAACTTGTATCTGTATTAAGAGAACCACCAAGCAAATATAATTTACCTGGAATGGATTACCCTGCTCCATTAGATTGGATTAAATGCGCAGCCCCATTAAATCTACCATTTGAACCAAGAGATTACCAGTTAGAAGCTGTTGAACATGGATTAAGAACTCGATCAGGATTATTAGTATCTCCTACAGCATCAGGCAAATCATTAATAATATATCTCCTTATGAGATATTTTCTAATGACTAATGAAGATAAATGTTTAATAATTGTACCTACCACTTCCCTTGTTAAACAAATGTTCACAGACTTTTGTAAGTATTCAGAATATGATGAACGTTGGTTTCCAACTGAAGATTGTCATGAAATTATGGCTGGACTTGATAAAGGCCATAAGACTAAAAGAGTTTATATATCTACTTGGCAATCAATATATAAAATGCAAAAGGGATATTTTGAACAGTTTGGTATGGTTGTAGGTGATGAAGCACATAACTTTAAAGCTAAATCATTAACAAGTATATTAACCAAATGTACTGAAGCAAGATATAGATTTGGATTAACAGGTACATTAGATGGTACACAAACTCATAAGCTTGTATTAGAAGGATTATTTGGTCCACATAAACATATCACTACTTCTAAAACTTTAATGGACCGAGGCGATCTTGCTAATTTAAATATTGATATATTACTTTTAAAATATAAAGATGAATATTGTAAAGAAGTAAGTAAAATGAAATACCAAGATGAAGTGGATTGGTTAGTTACATCATCTAAACGAAATAACTTTATAAAGAATTTAGCGCTAGACCTTAAAGGTAATACATTAATTTTATTCCAATTTGTAGAGAAACATGGTGAACCACTATATAGATTAATAAATGAAGCTGCTGAGGGATTATGGGGAATAGGCAAAAGAAAGGTGTTTTTCGTAAGTGGTAAGGTCGCAGCTGATACACGTGAAGAAATAAGAGCTATCACCGAGAAAGAAAAGGACGCTATTCTTGTTTGTTCTTATGGTACATTCTCTACAGGAGTAAATATAGTTAACCTTCACAATATAATATTTGCCTCTCCTAGTAAGAGCCAGATAAGAGTATTACAATCAGTTGGTAGAGGATTAAGAAAATCAAATCAAGATACGGTGTTATATGACATTGCAGATGACCTACATTGGAAAGCAAATAAGAATTATACCCTTACTCATAGTGCTGAAAGGGTTAAAATATATAGTAAAGAAAAGTTCAAATTTAAGATACACGAAGTTAAATTATTATAAATAGGTATATGGAAGATATTAAAAAGACATTTCCTGCAACTTTGGCAGAAGTACCTGTAAGGCTATTAAAATTAGTCTCAGGGGAGTCTATTATTGCATATGT